AGTGACAGTTTATTACAATGTGCTGATGTTATGATTGCTTATAACAGACCTGCAAAGTATAATCTATCTTATTATGGACCTACCCAGTACATGATAACTCCTTCTGACAAATATCTTTTAGCAGTGCATGTATTAAAGAACAGATATGGTGAAGTAGGTATTCAATGGTATAGAGCAAATTATGCTAAAATGCTTGTTGAAGAAGCTGCAGAACCAAGCTGTAGAATTATTAGAAAAGTAATATAAATTAAATTAGTTAAGATGGCAGAACTATTAAAAAAAAAGAAACACATTAATGTAATTACAGCAGAATTTAAACCTTATTGGGAACAACTATTTGTAGACAATGGAATGGAAAATCCTCCATTTTATGCAAAGCTGTGTTACCAAGGGAGTGAATTTGAGGTTGTAGATGGTGGAAAATCTGAATGTATTAGATTTTTTGCTAATGAACTTTCAAAAAATCAGGATATCTTTGTTGAATTATTTGATTGGTATGACAAACCTTATGAAGAAGGTTACAGAAATCTATACAGATTAAAAAACAAACCTGATTGGAAAACAGCTCCTAATTTCTGTGTTGAAGTTACACTAAAAAGTGATGGTACTTCTTTACCATTTACCACATATGCTGTAAGATTATCAGATTTAGAATTGATAAGCAGAAACAAACTTGAAACTGCTTATCCAGAAATAACAAAATCATCAACTGCAATAAAGGAAGAACAACAATCTTTAGATTTAGATTTTCCAAAACTTGATACAGTTGATTTTGAGGAAGAACTTCCTTTTACAGAAAAAGAAGATAATCACTATGCACAAATGACAATCAGAGATATCTATTGTATTGTGAATAAAGTGCCCTTATCAAATAAAAAATGGTTAAATACTTTAATTGACAAAGGTAAAAAATGGCAGAAGTAAAAAAAGCAGCAGAGACAGTTGCAACAGGTATGGTATTACCAACTGGTATAGTACAGGCAGTTACAAAAAGTCCTAAGAATCTTGTAATCTTTAGTAAACCTAAAGTAGGTAAGACAACATTGTTGTCACAACTACCTAACAGTTTATTAATTGACTTAGAAGATGGTTCAGACTATGTAGGAGCTGTAAAAATTAAGATTACAACTATTCAAGAATTGTTTAATCTTGAAAAAGCTATCACAGATGCTGGTAAGCCATACAAAATTATTGCTCTTGACACAATAACTGCTTTAGAAGAATTATGTATTCCTTATGCAGAGTTCTTATATTCAAAATCTCCAATGGGAGCAAACTGGTTTACAACTGGTAAACCTAAACATGGAAGCATCCTTAATATGGCAAATGGTGCAGGATATCCATGGTTAAGACAAGCTTTTGAAGATGTAGTAAAAAGATTTAAACTATTAGCACCACGTCTAATATTATTAGGTCACGTAAAAGATACAATGTTAGAAAAGAATGGAGGAACATTTGAAGCTCTTGACTTAAATCTAACAGGTAAGCTTAAACAATTTACAACATCTAAATCAGATGCAATAGGATACCTTTATAGAAAAGGAAACAAAAATATCTTGAGTTTTAAGACACAAGATGAGATTTTATGTGGTGCAAGACCAGAACATCTAAGAAATAAAGAGATTGTTATCTCTGAAATTGCAGAAGATGGGACAGTAACTACACACTGGGATCAAATATTTATAGATTAATTAATAACATTTAAAAATTAGAAAAGATGAGTTTTAGTTTAAACAATTATTCAGCAGCAGAGAGCAATTTTGTACAAAAGGGTTTACAACCAGGTACACATTTATGTAAAGTATTAGATTTAAAATTGGAGAGACCTCCATATGACGCAAATCAATACAATTTGATTTTTTCATTAGAAGGACCAGATTTAGGTGCAGATTTTGAAGGTTTTCCTATTAACAGATTAGATCCTTCTAAAGGTAACCATAAAGGTCAAACAAGCAATGTAAAAGCAAACCAATATGGTTTCAAAGATTGGGAATATAAAGGAAAAACAATTAGTAGAGATGAATCTATTCAAAACTTTTTAGGAACTTTCTTAAAACAAGTTAATTTGTTAGATCAGTTTCAAGGCATGGATATTAATGCAGATACTATTGAAGATCTTGTAGCAGAAATAAGAGCTTTTCTTATCAAAGGAAAGTATGAATTTTATTTTACTCTAGGTGCTCAGAAATATTATAAAGAAGGTTCTGAATATCCAAGTTATGCATTATATTTACCAAAGAAATTAGAAGGTAAGTTTGCATATGCAAATAGTGTAGAAGACGCTAAGTTTGCTCAATTTAATGAAGCAATTCATGTATATGAGAAAAAAGTAGCTGAACCAAGTATAGGAGATACCATGAATGATTTAGCTGCAGGATTTGCTCCAGCTTCTGAAGTATTTTCAGCTCCTGTATTTGAAAATAATATAAATGATTTACAGCTTCCATAATTAAAAATTTGTTTTATTTTTTAAGATGAGGGTAGATGTAATGTCTACCCTTTTCATTTAAAACCAACAAATTATGTTTAGTTTAAAGAATTTTACATGTGATGTTAAAGATATTCCAAGTGATTGGATATTTGAAACATATTTAGAATTACCAGAAAGCTTAAAAGGTCAGCGTGTTAGATTAAACAGTGTATTTAATCCATTAGATAAAACTCCTTCTATGTATTTGTACTTTCATCCAGAAAGTAATACGTACAAGTTTAAATGTTTTTCTACAGGTAGATCAGGTAGTGCTGTTGATTTGATGATGTACATTTGGAAAAAAGATTTTGGCAATACTGCAAGTACCCTTATAGATGATTATAGTAAATATTTAAAAGAAGGTAAGTGTATAAATAAAAAAGACTTTAGCAATGTAAAGTGGGTTATTTCTGATTATACAATTAGAGAATGGAACTCAAATGACGCAAAGTTTTGGTTACAATTTAATATAGGCAGTGAATTATTGAATAAGTATAGAGTAGTCCCTATTGCAAGTTATACTATGTGTAAAAAAATCAATGATGATTTTACAGATGAGATATTTACTATTGCAAAAGAAAATACATATGGTTATTTTAATGAGAACAATGTCTTGTACAAGTTATACCAACCTTTGAATATTGCTAAGAAGTTTTTAAAGTTAGAACAACATGTTCAAGGTACTGAACAATTAGAAGGTAAGAGATTTTTAATAATCACATCTTCCTTAAAAGATTGTATGGCAATCAAAAGTATTCCTGGACTAGATGTGGATGTAATAGCTCCTGATAGTGAGAATACAAAACTTCCAGACAAGTTGATTAAGAAGTTTAAACTAGAGTATGAAGCTGTTGTTACTTATATGGACAGTGACAAAGCAGGTGTTGATAGTATGCAGTACTATTTAGATAGATTTAATATACCATTTTGTTATATACCACTAGAAAAAGATTTTAGTGATATCATAAAAGTCTATGGTATTAAAAAAGCTGCTTATACTTTTATACCTATTTTAGATAAAGCAATTGCTAAATATAATATTTTAAATGAAATTATTTTGTAGTTTTGTTACAAATATTTTATTATGAGCAATTGGATACTACCTTCATGTAAGAACAAAGTAATTACACAAATAGAAGATCTTCCTGATTATCAGAATCTTATAGGTTTTGTTTATAAAATCACACACATTAAAACAGGTAAGTTTTATATTGGCAAAAAAAGTTTGCAGTTTACCAAAAAGACTGCAGTTACAAAAAAAGAAAAGTTAGAAACAGGCACTAGAAAAAGAGTCAAAAGAGTTTCTAAAGAATCTAACTGGTCTGATTACTATGGTAGTTGTAAAGAACTTACTGCAGAAATTAAAGCAGAAGGAAAATTAATGTATAAAAGAGAGATCTTAGAACTATGTTGTACTAAAAAATACCTCAACTATTGTGAGTTAGCACATCAAATTAAAGCTGATGTGCTGACCAGCAATAGTTATAATGGTAATATATTAGGAAGATATTTTCTAAGAGACATGCAAAATTGTAAAAAATGAGAGTATTTAAAATGCCAACACAAGCAGAAATGCTACAAAAACAAGATGAGTTTTTTGACAAAAAATTTATGATGTCTTATTCAGGTTTGAATAAGTTATTGTATAGTCCTAAACTATTTTATTTGCACTATATACTAGGGCAAAAAGATGACACATCTGACAAAAACATGATTGAAGGTAAGCTTATTCATTGCTTATTCTTAAATCCTGATGACTTTGATAAAGAGTTTGTACTAATGGCAACCAGCGTTCCTAGTGCAAATCCAAAAGAAGTATTAGAAAGACTTTTTGTTCATTATTCAGAACTTAAAGCAATGGGTGATCCTAGATATTTACTAGAGCATTTTGAACATGCTATATTAGATATTTTAGTAGATATGAACTTGTATCAAACATTAAAGACTGATCAACAGCGTATTGATAAAATAATTACTGATGACCTTAAAAGTTATTGGGAATACATGCAGAACTGTGAAGGTAAAACTAAAGTTGATCATGCAATGTATGACAATGCTAAGGATGTGGTAGAAATCATAAAACAATCTTCACATATAATGAAAATCATGGGTTACACCAAAGATAACATTACTGATGAAGTTGAGATGATGAATGAGATTGAGCTTGCTGCTTTTCCAGAAGGTTTACCATTTGGTTTAAGAGGTTTTATTGACAATCTTGTATTTGATCATACTAACAAAGTGATTAGAGTAAATGATTTAAAGAAAACTAGCAAAGATCTTAATTCTTTTCAAGATACAATTGAGTATTATAGATACTGGATTCAAGCTGGAATATACTATACATTAGTAAGAAGTGTATATTTGGATACTCCAAAATATGCTGACTATGATTTTGAATTTAGATTCATTGTTATAGATCAATACATGCAAGTTGGAGCAATCAAAGTATCTGATGCTTCATTAGAATTATGGGTTAAAGATACAGGATCTAAGTTAAGTGAAGCAATATATCATTTTAAGACCAGAAACTTTGATCTACCTTGTGCATTTTTAGTAAACAATGAACTTGTAATATGATGAATGATTTGTATCGCAAATACTTTCAAAAATCTTTTACTTTTCTGTATCCTTTATTAGAATTTAAAAAGAAAACTAAGCACAGACCTTTTCAGACATATGTTACCTGGGAAGGTGTGCATGATGAAAGTGCTAGAAAACTTATTTGTGTGTATAAAAGAGAAAATACAGATTCATGGAGGACATTTGAAAAAGAAGAGTTAATTAATCATAGAATGTTAGATTATTGTTTACCTATTGATGCTGAAAACATAATCTATGTTTTTGATTTTAATATTTTTAAAAATGATTATGATAACTTTATTAATGGTAAATACTCAAAAATGTCTACGCGTGCTAAACAGCTATTAACTAATTATTATGGTATACATACACCAGAATGGGTTTTTGTGGAGTCTTATGTCTTCCCTGAAGCTTATTTTGACAAATATGCTGAGATACTAGAAATAGATGTAAGAGAATTAAAAAAAGTTGGAGAACTTTGTGATAAACTTGATCCTGAAAAGGAAAACTGCACACTTAAACACTCAGAATTTCATTTAACTTAAAATAAAATTTATGCAACAAAGCATGTTTATTTACAATACTGATTGGCATGGTAGTAAAACTTTTAGAATGCTGCCTATGGATATAAAATGCCCTTTTAATGAGGTAATTTATGATCCTGAAACTAAAGTACTAGCAATAGTTAGTAAAGAATACAAAGAAAAACCACACATGTTTCCTAAATTAACTGACAAAGGAGAACCAATTATAAGAAAAGGAGATAGTAAAACACCTTCTTATATTGAACAACGTGTGGTTATGGATACTTATTATGAGTATTATATTGATACACCTGAAGACATTAGAGAATTTGTAGATTATTTTGCAAATAACAACAAACACCCTTCATTAAAAGTATTAGACTTGTAAGATGAGAGATAAAAAATTCTGGGTAATGGATTATGAAACCATTATTTTTAATAATTTATAGTTGCACAATACATTTTTATTTATTACATTGTTTATATAAACAATAAATGATATGAAAAAGTGTAACAAGTGTAAAGAATTAAAAACTTTAGATAATTTTACTAAAGATTTATCTAGAAAAGATGGTTTAAAGCATGTTTGTAAAACATGTGCTGATATTATGCATGCAAATTGGCTAATTAATAACAATGATAAAGCTAAAATGCATGCTGTTAACAGTTATCAAAAACGTAAAGAAGCAATTAGTCAAAGAAGAAAGGAATTAAGAACATTAAATCCTGAAAAATACAGATTAAATGCAAAAAATACCAGAATAAAAAATTTAACTCACTATCAACAAAAAAGTCGTGAGGCTGCCTGGAAACAAGCAGGAATCTTAGATATGACATATGATAAATATATTGAATTATTAGAAAATCAAAATAACAAATGTGCTATTTGTTTAACACATACTGATGATTTAAAAAGAAATTTAGCAGTTGATCATAATCATTCTACAGGTATAGTAAGAGGATTATTATGCGATGCTTGTAATAGAGCTATTGGATATTTAAAAGAATCAGAATCTATATTAATTTCTGCTATAAATTATTTAAAAAAACATGACTAGAAAAAAAAGATTTTGGGTTATGGATCTAGAAACAATTGTTAATTGTTTTGTAGGTTGTTTCATAGCATATGACAATAATGAAACACACACATTTGTGATCAATAGAGATAGAAATGACCTTAAAAAGTTTTTAGCATTCTTAAAAGATAACAAACAAAACAATGATTGGCATTTAGGATATAACAATCTTGCATTTGATGCTCAAATTACTGAATTTATATTGCATTTTGAAAAAGATCTCCTTGAGTTAGACTCAGATGAGATTACTGCTTCTATAGCACAATATGCAGCTGAAGTAATAAGAAAATCTAATGCAGGAGAGTTCTTAGACTATCCAGAATTTAAATTAAGTATCAAGTGTATTGATGTGTTTAAGCTCAATCACTGGGATAATATGGCAAAAAGAAGTTCATTGAAATGGATACAGTATTCTATGGATTGGTATAATGTTGAGGAAATGCCTCATCATCATACTAAACCTGTATTAGATGACAAAACATTAACATCTATAATAGAGTATTGTATCAATGATGTGAACTCAACTAAACAAATATTTGTACATAAAAATGCAAAAGGTGAAAGACCTATGGCAGCACAGATTAATCTGAGAGCTGAACTTAGTAAAACCTATGATGTTCCATTGTTTTCTGCAAGTGAACCACGTATAAGTAAAGAAATCTTTTTATTCTTCTTGTCTAAGAAACTAGGTAAGAGTAAAAAAGATATCAGAGCAATGCGCACATTCAGAGATTATGTGAACATTAGAGATATTATTTTACCCATGGTCAATTTTGATAATCCTGAATTCAAAGGTGTACACAACTGGTTTAAGAATCTGGTTGTAGATACTAAACTGTATGATGACAGGGATGACAAGATTAAAGGTCCTAGGTATAGAATGATGTATAAAGGTGTGCCTACAGATTTTGGTTTAGGTGGTTTACATGGATGTATCAAATCTGGTATATATAAATCTGGTAATGGTAAGATTATCTTATCTGCAGATGTAACATCTTTTTATCCAAATCTTGCAATTAGAAATCAATGGGGTCCTGCACAATTTCCTAAAAAGGATTTTTGTGAGTTGTATGAATGGTTCTTTGAAGAGAGAAAGAAATATGACAAAAAGGACCCATTGAACTATTTGTTTAAGATTATATTAAATTCTACATATGGTTTAAGTAAAGAGAGAAACTCTTTCTTGTATGATCCTGAACTTACTTTTAGAATTACAGTCAATGGTCAATTACAACTAGCAATGTTGTATGAGATGATAGCTACCAGAATTCCTGGTGCACAACCTCTTATGCAAAACACAGATGGTTTAGAATTTCTGTTAGATGAACAGTATGAAGATTTATTCTTTGAAATCTGTAAAGAGTGGGAAGTCTTAACTAATCTGCAGTTAGAAACTGTAAAATATGACAAGATGATCATTGGTGATGTAAACAATTACATCGCAGTGTATGATAATGGTGAGGTAAAATGCAAAGGTAGATTTGAATTTAAAGATTTACCTTTTCACAAAAACAAATCTTTCTTAATAGTACCAAAAGCTTTGTATGCTTATTTTATAAATGGTATAGATCCTAAACAATTTATTCAAGATAATAGAAACATCTTTGATTATTGTGCAGGTGCTAAACTTAAAGGTGATTGGTTCTTTGTTGAGCGTGGAGTAGTAGAAGGAGTATTTGTAGAAAACAAACTGCAGAAACTTATCAGATATTTCATGTCAGATAAAGGCACAAAGCTTATTAAGTGTAATCCTGATGGTAGAGAGCTTCAGTTAGAAAGTTGTAAGATTCAACAAACTATATTTAACAAGGCTGAACATAAACCATGGGAAGAGTATGGTGTAAATGATGCATACTATCTTGATAAGATATATGATGAGATACACAAAATAGAAAGATTGTCTACAGTGCTACCATCTTCTGGTAGTTATGGACAACAATTAGAATTATTTTAATTAGAGGGAGTGTAAAAGCTCCCTCATAATTTATATTAACATTAAAAACAAATTAACAAAATGATTATAGGTATAAATGGAAAAATAGGATCTGGTAAAGATACTGTTGGTAAAATTATTCAGTACTTAGTTGCAAATAAAAATTTACCAAAAAACATGCAATATCATTCTTTAGAAGAATTAGATAATGGGATTGAACCTTATAGTAATTGGAAAATCAAGAAGTTTGCAGGAAAGTTGAAAACTATTGGTTCATTACTTACAGGTGTTCCTGTAAAAAAGTTTGAAAATCAAGCATTTAAAGAACAACAAATGCCTACAAGTTGGGGAATGACTTACAGAGAATTTCTTCAGAAGCTTGGTACAGAAGCAATGCGTGATGGATTACATACAAATGTATGGGTAAATGCTTTGTTTGCTGATTATAACCCTGTTGCAAAACTTAAAGGTGCAGATATATTACCTAACTGGTGTATAACAGACATGAGATTTCCTAATGAGATGGAAGCTGTTGTAGCTAGAGGTGGTATCACTATTAGAGTGGTAAGACCAGACATGAATTCTTTACAAGCTATGGTTCCAGCTCATGCTAGTGAGACAGCTCTGGATGAACACACAATGCATTATGACATCATCAATGATGGAACCATAGAAGATCTTATAGCAAAAGTGAAAGAAATTTTAGTTAAAGAAAAACTATTATGAAAAATTTAGTTATAAGTATTGACTTTGATGGTACTATATGTGATTTGGCATACCCTGCAGTAGGTGAATTAAAAAAAGATGCTAGTATTTACATAAGAAAATTATATAATGAAGGTCACAAGATTATTATTAATACTTGTAGATCTGGTAGATTTGAAGGTGATGCTCAAGAATTTCTTGATAATGCTATGATACCTTATCATTATATAAACAGTAACTTGCCATATGTAATAGAACAATTTGGTGCAGACTGTAGAAAGATATCTGCAGATGTGTACATTGATGACAAATGTCTTATGGGATTACCAGAAACATGGGAAGAAATATATAACATAGTAAATAAAAAAGCTAATGAATAGCACTTATAAAAACAGATATGGTGATGTATTTACCTTTACAAGAGATGAGAATCATGATATTCTCTGGGAAGGCAACTTTGAATATTGTAGAACTGGTATGCCTAACGACTATACAAGGGCATATGCAGCATATCTAAAAGACAATGAACATGTTCAATCTTTGATGCCATTTCAACAATTTAAAGATGCTGTACATGAGTATGATGATGAAACACATCAGTACATTTATGATAAGTATGTAAGGATGGTTGACTCACTGAAAGATGAGATTGATATGGTTGATCCAAGTGGTGGACCTTATATTACTAGAGGTATGTCAATGGACAGCTTTGGATTCAAGAACTATGTGGTAAAAGACTTCAAGCCTGTTGATACAGGAATCAAGATTATTACAGAGAAATGTGCTTATTGTAATCAAGCAGCTGGAATACATAAGATGGGATGTGAAACTAGAAAGATGACTGTTTTTCTTGATGATCAAGTTAAAGACTATTATGACCAGATGGATAAAGAAGTGCATCAGAATAGAGCAAATTTGAATGAATGAAAATAATAAATCAAAAAACCAGAACTCTTAAGACAAGAGATAATGGGAGAAGTAGCGACGCTGTTTCTCCCAATTTTATTTATGGCTGTTTAGGTGGCTGTATGAAATCCTACTGTTATGTGGGTAGATTCAATACTGACAAAGTTTATCTTAATGATAACACAGGTGATATACTTTCATCTATACTTCAATGGGCAGAACCACAGCCTATGCCTAAAATACCTAATCAGGTTGATGACAAATATTACTGTATAGATATTGGATGTAGCACTGATGTACCTTTACATAGTAAACATTACAACTGGCAAAGTGTATTTGATTTCTTCAATGTACATCCTAAGTTAAAATCAACATTTGCCACTAAGTATCCTACTAAGTTTCCAATAGACAAGTATAGCTTGACACTTGGTAAACATAGAATAAGAGTAAGTCTTATGCCTCAGAAGTATGCAAATATACTAGAACCTAATACTGATAGTATTGCTGATAGAATTGCAATGATTCCTAAGCTGCAAGAAAAGATGGAAGTACATATTAACTTTAGTCCTATCATATATCATGAAGGATGGCTTGATGAGTATAGAGATCTTTTTGAAATGCTAAAAGCTGCAGGTATAGATGTTAAGTGTGAATGTATATTTTTGACGTATAATGACACATCTTATAAAAATGCAGGTGATGATGTAAATGTATTATGCTGGAAACCAGAAATTCAAGAATACAAAAATTCAAAATATGCAGATGACAACATTAGATATAAGCATGAACTTAAAGCAATAATGATTGCTGAGTTTAAAACATTATATTCAGAGTATTTTGATCCTAAAAACATTAGATATATTTTTTAACACAAAACAAAAACACAATGAAAAAACAAATATTTGTAGATGGTGAATACCATTATGACTATGAAAAAAATGGTATGATACATACATTATCATTTCCTAATATAGAATATTGGAGCAGTCATATAAGAGGTGAAGTAGCTCTTGTAATAAAAGATGATGGTAATGGGTATTCAATACAAACACCATTAAAAAAAAGTGATATAGATTATGCTGAAGCAGAAAGACTTGAGATACTTTTAAGAATTTTAAATGAAGGTCCTATATATGAAATAGGCACTAAAGAATCTCTATGAGAGTAATAGTAAATCTGGTGCACAAGCAAGAAGAAGATAAAGGTTGTGCGTATATATACTTATATGAAGAAGGATGTGGTGTAGAACCCCATGAACCTTTTGAAGAGTTTGATTCTTTACGCGAAGCATTGAGGCATAATAGAGGTGCAACAGTGATGAGGTATCCTGGTAAAGATGACATGTGGTAAAATAGAAAAACCCCCAGGAATGGGGGTCTTTCAACAGAAGAGAGAAGAAATCAACTAACATTAAAGAACAGTTGTTTTATATTTTTGCAAGTTGGAAATGCATTCCATCCTTACGTGTCCATGTACCTCCCCAATCAAAACCTGCATCTGTAAAACATTTTACAAATCCTGCAGATAATACTGGTGTTTTACCAAGACCATTCCATGCTGCATTAACATCTATGGCAATTCCCCATGAATGTAATGACATTGAAGTCAAACCTCTCATCTTTCTTATATTAAAACATCCATCCCATGTTTTTAACTCTTTTACAAACCCTGTTGCTATAAGATTTTTAAATGCTTGCGTGAGTGGCGCAACCATATCTTTGTTACAGTATAATCTTTTAGGAATAACTCCTACTTCTAATTCAGCTGGTATATCCCATAGAATCATACTAGATTCTTTAGTAGGATCACCATACTTTTTTAAACATTGTGCACTTGTTACCATTGGTTATTATTTTTTATTTAAGTTGATTTTCCAGTATGTACCAACACCAAATATCAATGTACCATCAAAATTTATACCAACATTAGCTTGGAAGATTCTATCTTTCCTGTCTTTATATAATAATCCAGGAGTAAATGATTGTAGGGTTTTCTTGTCACCAAACAAATTACCTCCTATATACAACTGTCTTTTAGGATCTGGTTGTTTTATAATTGTAACTGTTTTAGTAATAAGAGGTATTTTATAATCTTTAATGTAAGTTCTTTTACCAAGTTTGTTTAACCAAACAGTGTCAATCACTGTTATAGTTCCAAGACTGTCTAAAGCTATTGTATCTTTGTATGTTCTTCTTGCTATGTGTTGTTTTAGCAAGTAATTGAATCTTGCTCTACACGTATCTATATTTTCACCTGGAGTGTACTCAGGACCTTCTGGTTTAACATATTGTATTTTAACAACCTTTACTTCTTTTGTAATAGTGTCGTGAGTTTCTTTCCATACTGTATCATATTTTGTTATAACAATTGGTTCCTCACTAGTTGATACAGAAGAACAAGACCTTTGCAATAAGATTACTGCAACAAGTATAGCTATAATTATGTAAGTAAAGTTAATTTTTGATTTCATCATAGTCAGTTGATACTTCTTTTGCTCTCTTAATAAAGTTTTTTAATGTTTTCCAAATGTCAATATTTAAAGCTTTTTCTATATTTTCTTTAATTGATGTTAATTCTACAAGAATAACTGCTACACATGCTATTTTTGTTGCAAAATAGTGAATTGATATTAACTGAAACAGTAATTCATTTAACAAAAACTTGTCAATTGGAAAGAGTGCAATTATACATATTTCATATAAAACCATCTTACTTATGATGTTAGAAAGTTGCCTGCTTCTTATAGAACGCCATCCTTTAAGTTTTACACTTTTATAAATTCCTGTAAAAGTATCTAGTATAACAGCAATTCCTACAGCCATCACTAATCCATTTATTGGACTAAAAAAAAGTAATAATCCTGCAATAAAGTTTGAAAAAAAAGTTTTCATGAAAAATATACATATAATCAATAATAAAATAAAAACATCATGCTCCCTTCTCTATTATAATATACTAATTTTTAAACAATAATTTAAACTTTAACTATTAAAAATTGCATAATTGACAAGTTATTATCAATTTTGCAGTTCTCACTTTTAAAATTATAAAACCATGAACACAGACCTCCTTGATGAATTGATCAACAAGATCAGTAAGATAGACCACAAGCTTTTTTTGTTACAATGTAAAGGTTCTAATGATGAACAATTAGTTGATAAAAAAAGAGCACTTTTAAAAGAATATTTTGAACTTAAAAAACAAAAAAATGACAAAAACTGATAAAATCAATTTACTTAAAGAAAGAGTTAATGCATTCTTTAAAGTAGACATAACAACAAAATCAAGAGAAAATGATGAAGTATATGCACGAGCTGTATATTATCATATTTGTAAAATTCTTGATTCTACAATGACAACTGGAGCTATAGGAAACACTGTTAACAGAAGTCATTCTACTGTAATATATACACTTAACAAGTTTAAAATTGCATATGAATATGATAAAAAGTTTAAACAAGTCTATGATGATTTTATAGCAGAAAATCCAGTTTATTTAAAAGAATACTTGTCAAAAAGAAGAAATACAAAAGACATAGTAAACATCATTGATTTTATATGCAGCTTAGACATTATAGAAAGAATGAATTTTATAAATGACGTAGAAAAATTAAAATTAACTTATAAACACCCAGTATATGAAGGAGTTCTATGATTTTTTAATTAAAAATGAACTAACACCAAATGCTCACTATGTCTTATATTGTATGGTTTATAATATACCTATTGTAGGTATACCTTATACTTTAGAACAATACAAGCTTTCATTAAATGACTATGTTAATGAACATATAGCTGAAGACAAAACTATATTTTATACTATTACAGCAAAAGCTGCACATGTTATACATGAATCAGAGGTTTACATCTGTAACATTAAAACTGTTAAAAAAGTAAACAAAGTTGATTTTAAAGATTGGGAAGATAAAATTAAACAATACAATGAATTATTTCCTAAAGGTAAAAAAGAAGGTAGTAGCATTTCTTTTAGAACTAATCCTAAAGAGCTATATGAAAAGTTCAAATGGTTTTTTCAGGAGTATCCTGAATATGATTGGGATATGGTATTAGCAGCTACTGAAAAATATATAAAAGTATTTGAAGAGTCAAATGATTACACATACATGCAGACTTCTAAGTATTTTATCAAAAAAGATGACAAAAATAGAGTAACTACATCCACACTTTCTACACATTGTTATAATATAGCAGAAGGAAATGATGAAGAATTGTCAACAGGAACTTATTATTTTGGACCATAATGAAAACAATTATACACGTAAATCAACATGTAATAAAAGCTAACAGGAAGAATGGGGTCAATAATCCTATTTTAACTGTTAAAACTTACAAGGATAACAAGTATGCTCATGAAGTTGAGATATTAGGTCCTAGTAAGATAGTGTATGAACCAGACAAACCACTTAGTTGTGGTGCTCATGTTTGGATTGAAACACAAAGTGAAGTTAATATTATACTATAAAAGAGGGAGCTTAATGCTCCCTTTTTTAATTACCTTGACCTCTATATAACTTTTTATAGTTTTTAGAAGTCTTTAAAGATGATGTTCCTTTTTTAGAATGAACACCAGGTCTTTTTACTCTTTCTCTAGGTTTAAATGTGCTTGTCTGTACTTTTGCCATTGATCAAAAATTATATATTATGTGTTACTTGTTATTGCTAAAAATTCTTGTTCAGTAAGTTTCTTTTTTACTTCTTCACGTATAAAATTTTCTAAGTCTAATTCTCCTGCTGCTTTTATTTCTTTTTCATAAAATTCAATACCTTCACCTGTAAGTTTTACGGATTCTAAATAATCTCTATAATCTCTAGCGTCTTGGTGTTCAATAAAAGAAACCTCTGTATCATCCATGTAAACTCTAAAATTTACATTTTGATTATTAACTGTAGTTTGTACAGTTATGTATTTAATTACTGTATATGTTTTCATAATTTTAATATAATAATATTCTAAATAATTCTGTATTTGCAGGTCTTTGACTATATAGCCAAACAAGCTTATCTACTCCTGATTCTTGGTATTTTTTAATAGCCATTCTATGTCCTTGTAGTCCTGAACCATCGGGGAATATATTAGTTGTTAAAGGAGCAGTGAATCCTGTTACAACATCTAACGAAATATACCTATTAGTAACACCTAATTTATAAATAATTAAATTATTATATACTACTGCACAACTTCCAGACTGTGTATTAGTTGATGGTTCTGCAGTGCCTGATAAATTTAAAGTTGCCCACGACCCTGCTCCTGCTGTACCTCCTGCTATATCAAATCTTTCCATTTGATTAAAAATAGCAGTACCTTTAAAACTGTAAATATATCTGCCATCTTGAATATTACTCTCATTAGCCCAATTTGCATCTCCTGTTTTGCCAATCCAATTTGCAGAAATTCCTTGCGATGGTGCTGCTCCAGCTCTAGCCACAGTAGGCGACATTGTAGTCCACGTATTAGCAGAAATAGAATATCTATACATTGTAATTGCATTATTACCTAATAGATAAAGAAAATCGTCATTGCCTGCAATTTCATATTGACTTGTAGCATCAGGATTAGTAGTCCAAGCACTTGAAGTTGTAATTACTGTTGCAGTATTACTAGCAATAGTTCTTACTTGTCCTATTCCTGTTCCTGCTATAATTCTAATTTGGTAATTTGTCCATTGATTGACTGTCCAAGTCTTTGCACTATTTGTAATAGTACTTGCTCCTCCTGCTGTTGCTGTACCTGATGCAAATACATCATTACTAGGTGTAGCAATTAATCTACACTCTTGAGATGTAGTAGGCAATCCTGTAAAAGCTAAAGTAGTATACACCCCTGTTAAAGGGTCATAACTTCTAAACACTCCTGATGAAGCAGCTCCATTCCCCATAATATAAAACAATCCTGTATCAATTCTAAATGTGTCTGTATTAACAACAGCACTTGGTAAAGCTGCAAAAGTTATAGTAGAGGTTCCTCCTAAATTAATTACAACATCTGTAATAACTCTATCTATTCCTATATTTGCCGCTGTTCCTGTTGCAAATCTTATAATTCTTCCTTTACATATTCCTGTTATAGCTGCAGTAGTTGTAACAGTGGTTGTGCTTCCTCCTGTTGCTGTAATTGAGTTACTCCATCTAGCTAGTTCACCACAAGCTCCAACCCCAAAAGCAGAAAGAGCAGGAGAAGGTAAAGTTATACTAGAGTCTTGACTATATGTTGACAATATAGCTGTTGTTGTGCCTACTATTGTTAAAAAATAATCATATACACCCCTTTGGTCAGAGATAATGTTAGAACCTGACAAATTTGTAGTAACAGGTAATGGATTCATTTGTTGCCATTCTTTTTTATGGACACCTGCTATGTTGTTATTAATTGCTGTTGGCATAATTATGTTATTTTTATATTGTTAATATTAGATTGAATTGCTAATTGATTTCCTATATTTGGAATAAGAGATGTAGCCGCTACACTTCCTATTTGTACTATATTAGTAAGTGAATTTATAGAACTTACTGAATTTATTTGTGAATTAGTGTCTAAAATAACTCTTAACATACCACCTGTTGTACTTCTAAGTGAAGTTAATATATTATTTATAGATTCTGTATTGGCTGCCGTATCTTGTAATGCATAATCTAAAGAAGGGTCATCATATATAAACTGTAATTCATTAGTACTTGCTTGAGCTGTTGTATCAAACTGAAGAGTAAGAATATCTGTAGTTGAATTATATGATGTGTATCCTGCTGTTGTTGATGCAGTAGAGTATATTATCAATCCATTGGTTTGATTTATAATAGCGTAAAGTCTATTTATATCAAAATATGGAATATTTGTTTTAATCTGCTTTAGAGCAGGAGTAAAAATGTAACTTGGTGTTATTATTGTTTTCATATTTTATCCAAATATTAATGCGATTGCTATTGATTCTGCTTGTGTAACTCCGCCTCCTGTAGGCGCTGCAAATGTACCATCTCCACGTAAAAATGTAGTTGTGTTATTTGGAGGTGTTGGTACTAAACCACCAACAGTTGCAGTCATTGTATTTGCAAAAAACCTGCTACTAATGTTATTAGCTATTGTATTTGGAGAAGCAAATGTTCCACTATTTGCAAACACCAAATCATCTAAGATTCTATTATTACCTACTGCTACAAAACTATTAATTAATGTTATTTCAGTAAGTAGTATAACCCTACTGTTAATTATATTAAAATCAGAGTTAAGGCAATTAATTCCTCTAAGACCTGTCGAGGTTCCTGAGTTATAATAATTACCCCACTGCATATTTCTTATCTTAACATTTCCAATTAAAAGAATAGCAGAATCGCAAGTAAAATTACAATAATGGTTCCTTCTTGAATAAATCATTTCAAATTCTATACTGTAAGAAACATTATCCATTACTACATTGTAAAACAATGGGTTACTTTCTATATTAAATCCACCGCCTAATTCATAGTTATTTATATTAGCACCAGGCAGTACTATACTAGCACCATTTGTCCATATTAATCCTCCCCAAATTACATAGTCAAACCCATTATATTGTAATGTTGTGTTATAAATACTATATGAGTCATATTTTGGGTCATAAAATTCTGCAATAGCATTTTCTTCATCTATAGTACTAGTTGAAGTAGCTTTAACATAAACATAAACAGTGGATAAATTATTATAAAACTTTGTTTCTTCTACTTTATATACTTGACCTATAACAAGAGAATCTGTATTAGCTAAAGCAAGTAAGGCTGCTGAACTTATAGGTGTTAATCCTGAGAATTCATCTTTAGGAGCTCCACCTAATCCATTTAGTGTATATGTTGGAACATTTAATATTCCTGTTCCTGAATTATATGTTGAGGCTCCACTTGCCCCTGTAGTTGTTAAAGCAGTCATTCCTGTTCCTGCCATTATACCTGATTGCTGAGTAACTGTAAGTACTACAGAAGCAGTAGATGGAGGAGGACTTCCTGCAGGTTCAAATGAAATAAATACATTTGTATCTGCTGTACTCCATACAAATTCATAATAATCTCCTGCTATAGGATCAAGTAGAAAGTTCCAAGAAGGAAGTGTATGCCCATCAAAGGCTCCGTGTTTTTTAGGAACTAATACAACACCTGCAGATCCAGGCACATCAACACCATTCTTTCTAAGCCATATTGTTACATCGTGTTCTGCTGCTGTTGGATTTCTAAATTGTGCTGACCATTGTATATTATATATTCCTGTATTTGCTATTGTAACTCTTGAACCACTAACTACTGTAACTCCATTAGTTAAATCAGTTACGCCTAATAGCATTGGATAACCTGTATTAATTACAGCAGCAAATTGGTCTGTTACATCAGAAAATGCTCCATAATATCCTGCAGGTGTAGTAGCTGTATTAGTCCCCCACTTTAATCCTGTTGGTGTTGTACTATCTGCTATAAGAATTTGTGTATTTAATCCTACAGGTAATCTTGTATCAACTGTAGTATTTCTAACAAATATATCTCCTTTGGTTGTAAGAGGAGAAGTATATGTAGCTGTGTTTGTTAATGTTCCTGCACTTAAACTTAACCCTGTACCAATAGTTATTTCTTCCATAACACCTGTACCTGCTGTACTTCTACCAATAAGTTTATTAGTAGCCATAGATGTAGAAATAACAGGAGTTGTACCTCCTGAAGATGTAATAGGACTTGTTGCTGTTACAGATGTAATTCCACCAACTGAATTCATATTAGTTGAAGTCCAAGCTGTACCATTAAAAAATCTGTAAACTAAAGAACCTGTTGTATATCCAACTCCACCTATTGTAGTTGTACCACCTACAACATAAACTATATATCCTTGATTTGTTTCAGGAACTGCATCTGTTACTGTTATTGTACCATTAGTACTATAAATGCCTGAATTTGCTGCTGTAAATGATGTTGTTTTAGCAACACTTCTATTTATAAATTTTTTAGGAACTAATTCATTTTGTCCTAAATCTTCATAAACAAGGTTTGGACTTAAATTATATTCTGCCTTACCATTTGTTTTATTAAATGTTAATGATTGGTTTAGCGTTAAATATTCAACATTATTTTTTATAAAAACTAATTTATCAATATTTACTCCACTAAGAGCTAGACTTAATAATGCATTGTTAACATATAGACTAGTAGAATATTGATTAACATAAGTTTCAATTATATTACCAACTAAATCTATAAGAACAGTACCATTAGTAGGAACTCCTTTAAATGAAGTAAAGTATCCAGTACATAAATACTTAGTATCATTATCTACTAATTGAATAGAAGAAACTAAAATACCACCAGGTGGTACAATACCAGCAAATCCTGTCCCTGCTACAAATGATGTATCTATAGTACCATCTTGATTAATTTTTATAATTCCATTAGTAGGTGTTCCATTATAAGAAGTATGAGTACCAACTGCAATTATCTTATTATCAGGAGTTTTTAATAAATAATTAGCTTGATAACCTGACGGACTAAATCCTGTTGATACAAATGAAAAATCTCTATCGCCATTTGGTAATAGTTTAATGATATTTGGTATTGCAAGTCCTTTGTATGTAGTAGCGTAAGAAGTTATAAATAAAGTGTCATCTGAATTTACAGCAATAGATATAGTAGCGTTATTGAAACCTGAACCTATTATAAAAGATGAGTCTATATCTCCATTTAATAATAATTTTGCTAATCTATTTTGACTTACTCCTTTATAAGTGTTGTAAATACCTGTTACGTAAACAGCAGTTTTTGCAACATTAAAATCTAAATCTAATGTATAATCATTAAATCCAGTTCCTACATTAAAAGAAGTATCTCTACTACCATCAGTATTTAGTTTAAGTATTCTATTTGCAGAAACTGAATTATATGTGGTAAAAGTTCCTGAAATATATAATTTACCAAAATTATCTTCTAATAAAGAAGTACCTGCATAAGGAAAATTATTAAGTCCAGTTCCTGTAGCAAAAGAAGTGTCTATTTGACCATTAGTAAGAATTTTTACAATACCTTTACTTGCACCACCATCATAACCATTAAAATTTCCATATACATAATATCCTCCATTTTGTGCTAATTTTATAGCTACTGAATAAAGAAGATATCCTGGAGGTGAAGTGGCAGGTGTAAAAGCTTTCCCTGTAAAAAATGCATAAAGTAATTCTATTTCATCAGCAGTTTTATTTACAGTAATTGTTTGTTGTAAACTTGGAGTAGTTATATCAGAAGTTAAAGCTATTGTACCACTTGCATCTGGTAAATTATATTTTTGTGTGGCTGTTAAATCAGTAGTTGATATACGAGCCATAATAGTACCATCCTTTGAAAGTACTGTTTGACCATCTTCATCCGCATTTGCATTTGCTCCAAATAGGTTTACATTGTTGAAATTGTTAGTAAATCCAGCACTATCACCTAAAGCATTAACATTAATTCCTGTATTATTAACTCCAGCTCCTGTTCCCTGAAAGTTATTACCATCAACTAAATCATGGTTGTTGTCTAAAACTTGTTGCAATGTACTAGTAGGCAGTGCTGCTATATACGCTATAAGATCTGTTTGTGCTAATATATTACCTGTAATATTACCCCAAAGAATATTTGGTGTAATAACACTACTAATAGCATAATCTAACTTTTCAATTGCTGTAAGTACAGTATCACTTGAAGTAATAGTACCAATAATTGGTACATAGTTATCCAAAGGTCTATCTAATACAACATCAATTTCTGTTATACCATTATATAATTTAAACCACTCACCTCTTAAATAGAATTTTTTAAATCCTACATCTACATTTCCTGGCGTAGTGTTTAATTTTGCAAAATGTAATGGTACAATTATTTTTGACATAATACAGAATGTGTTACATTATAATATACAAAATTATTGATTACGTTTAAGTATGTCTATTCTATAATTAGGATCAAACATATCTCTAAAATTTTTATATCCAGTAAGATCTACAAAATCTTTTGCTAATTTCATATCTCCTTTTTCATATGCTCCTGATTTTCTATTGTAGTATGCTTCTTTCCATATAGCAGTGTAAAGTTCACTGTCATATTCTGGATCTGGTTCTTCACCACCTTGCATACTTAATGCCATTATAGTACTTAATGCATGAGTTGTTAATTTCTTAGCAGCTGTAAGTTCTCGCGTATATGTGGTCAAACTTGTAAAGTTTTTAATATATTCAGAAGATCCTCCTCCTAATGGGAACATTGCAGTAGTTTCACCTTTTACACCCCATAAAAGTCTTATAGCATTACCTTCAAGAAAACCTAATTCTTCATCATCATCATCTTTACGTCTTACATATTGTGTAGCAGCCATTGAAGCAATTGTTAATATTGCCATTGCTACAGCATCTCTTCTTGCATGAGATATACTTCTAGTATATACTTTTCCTATTGTTGCAGTATTAATAGCTTTTGTGCCTTGTTTACCAAAATTAAAAAAATACTTAGTAGTTTCTACAAATCCATATGCTTTATATACTTTTGCTAAAGCTCTCCAGTAACCTATAGTTACCTCAGCTCCCTCCCAGTTAGGTCTAAGATATCCAAATCTATTTAAAAATTGTGGTATAATATACTTTCTATAATAGAATACTAACTTACCAATTATATTTTCTTCAAATTTAGTTTTATCCCATCCTGCATAGTTACCTTGTGCTCTACGCATTTCTGAGTAAATTATATTTCTAAGGAACTTTTCATCTTCTTTTGTAAACTCTACATCTTTTCTTATTTGTAATAATTTATTAGCATCTTGATAATATACTTCATGTGCACTTACTGTCATATCAGTACCATCTGCATTTTTTTTGTATACTTTATTACCAGCTGTATCAGTAGTAAATACTTTGTATTTGTAACTATCTAATACAGAATACATTACTACAATACCTATAGCTCCATCACCTTTTTCTTGCACCATATATCCAAGCTCTACAGGATTCATAAATTTACCTATAGCTCTTCTTTCTCTACTTCCAGATGCCTCATTTAAATACTTATCAAATTCTTTTTGTAAAGGGTTGAATTTTCTATATAACATAGTAGACTCACTTACATCATTTACTTTACCCCAATCAGCAAAATAGTTTGGCATAAATGTTCCAAAAAATTGTTTTTGTGCCCACATCCAGTTTTGTTTAGAATAATGTGAACTGTCATCTATACCACCTGCAGAAAGAAAAGATTGTACATTACCAGATATGTAGTTTTTAGTCTGGTTCACAACATCAAATCCCATTCTTACAAAACTTGTATATGCCATTACTTGTTTTACAATTTTTGTAAGCTGTCTATTTTTTTCTTCAGGATTATCAGCTTGTCCATTTACAAACTTTCTTTTTTCATATTTTAAAATCTCAATAACCTTATTGATTTCTTTAAATCTTTTATTCCAATCTACTGTAGATTTTTTGTTTGTGACAGGGTCTATATATGTAAAATCTTTTGCTTGTATTTTATTTTGAATATTTTCAGATAACATCTCAAGATATTCTATTGTCATATTAGCAACTGGTGCTGCTTCTTGCATTGCTGCTTTATAATGTGCCTCACCTGCATAACGCATTAATGCACCTATACTATCAGTAGTCTGCAATGTTAATGGTAACTGGTTAGCTCCAGAAAGTCTTATTACATCACCTAAAGCTCCATAACTATTATCAATATAATCTTGTTGACTACCTGTAGTTCTTAATTCTTTATCTATATACGTATCCATTTGTTTACGTATACTATCTGTAATACCTAATGTAGAAAAGTTTTCTATTGTAGATGCTGCCATTCCTGGTACTAAGTATCCTGTTCTTCTACCATCAACTTTGTTCTGTAGTTTAAAATACATATTCATAAGTTGATTGTAAAAATTAAATACTTCAGGATTATTCATCAACTGCATGTATTTAGGATTTACTGCAGGAAAAGATTGACCTGTTAATGGATCTGTTATCATCATGTTTTCCATACCTGGTATAACAGTGTATACACCATTTACTTCTTGTATGTTTTTAGGCATAGGAATACCATCTGCAGATTTTAAAAAGTTTTTATTATATGCACCTTCAATAAACTCAAGTTCACCTGTTGCAACTAAGTCATTTAATTCTTCTTCTGTAAAGTTATCTATTTGTTCATCTGTAAGTTGCTCACCTGTTCTGGTATCATAATACTCATCTGTTCTTAAAGTTTTAATTCTATATCTACCACCTGGTTTTTCTTCCATGTATACAGATTTCATTTCATCAGATACAGTTCTTTGATAGTTAAAACCTTTAGGTATCTTATTATCCTTAAAGTAGTTTTCATCTTCTCTAATAGATTTATAAGTTATATTGTGAAAACTTTCATACCAGTTTTTGTACTCAGCTTCACCTATATAAAATTGATTTTCATATTTTAAATAGTCAGCTTCTAACTCAGCTAATCTTTCAGGTGTTGCAGAATCTCTTTCTAACTGATATGCAACTGATGCATTAATATAGTTAGAATACTTATTTTCTAAGTTTCTAGTTTTACTTTTAAACTGCAAGTCATAATCTTTTACTAATGACATTGTAGACATTTTATCTAATGCCATATTTAACTCAGATAACATTTCAGCATCTTCAGGTTGCATTTTTACTCTAGGTTTACCTTCTGAATTTGTAATAGCATTTATCTCAACTTCTATTTGATCAAGTCTTAGTATAGTATTCTCATCTAAGTTTTTAATCTTAAGCTCACCTAATACTTTATGTGGAGCTAATAAGTTTTTTCTTTCCTCAAACAAATCTTGCAATACAGGATTTTCACCATAGTATATACTTAGTATGGCGTTTCTTTCATCATATATGGTACTAAGATCTTTGTACCATTGATCAGTAGGTTTTACAACAGTATTTCTGTCTAACCATTTCTGCCATTTTTCTGGATCATCAATCTCATATTTAATCTTTGCATTTTGATATGCTAACTCATATTTATTTGTGTCTTCTTCAAACTTATATAATTGATTGAACATGTCTATATACTTTTCATAATCAGGGTTTTGCAATTTTGCTTCCTGTTTAAGCTGTCTTAATTCATACTCAATCTGTTCTAGTCTATCTAAATCTTCATCACTTAAAAACTCTTCTGATGATACATCAAGACTTGCTTTTATAATTTCAATCTCATGATATTTCTTTTGAAGTTCATTTCTGATTTCAAATGGTAACATTTTTTGAAACTCATAAAACTTTGTTTTATATGGTAAACTTGTATTATCTACAAGCCACTGTATATTAGCTTCTGTAAATACATTTCTTTCATTTATCTTATCATAGTATTCTTTTTCAAGATCTGTAAACTCTTGTGTTCCAGGTTCTTTACTTGAAAATGCAGCTTTTAAACTTTTAATTTCTTTTTGGATTTTAGCATACTGGTTTGAGAAATCTTTATAGATTCTATCATATTCATTAGAAGTAGGTTTTACAAAATATCTTGCAGTCTTTTCTTCTTCCTGCATTGTTTCATAGTTAAAAACTTTTGTAGTTCTTTCTTCATGCATCATTTCATTAAGCTGTTGTAAAGTATAGTTTTTTAACAACTCACCTTTTACTTTATCAAATTGCATAATAGCAAAGTCTTCCTGTACATTTTCTACAGCAATACTTTTTACATTTTTTAAGAACATGGTGAATGCAGCAATCATTTTATCAGAGTTACCTGCAGATGCAATAAAGTTATCTAGCATCATACCATTCATAACACCATCTGGATTCATAATATCCTGTGCTCCTATGTATATACCTGATGCAGGATCTGTAACAGCATTGATATACTTTTTTAAAGAGTCTGCGTCATAGTTAAAATTTTGTCTTCCTCTAAGAGTTAGTATTTTAAATTCTAAGTCTTCAATTTGTGTTATTAAATCTTTTTGAGGCTGTGTAAGATTTTGTTGGAAACCATCTTTGTATGTTTTACTTAACATACTTAATGTTGCATGTTTTAGTTTACTTAAAAACCCTGCAGATTTACCATCTTTTAAATCTTGTATCTTTCTTTCAAGCATCATTATTTCTATATCAAGAGGTTCCTTAGAAAGTTCTTTTACTCTTGACATTGTTTTTTCTCCAAGTGAAGCTAGTATTTTTACATTAGATTCCAAACTTACTTCAGCAAACATAGAGTTTATAATCTCTATATTTGTTTTTAAAGCATTCATCTTTTTTACAATCTCACTGTTTTGATCCAGTTTGTTTTCAGGATTTTGCATTGCATCTCTAACAACTTGATCTAAAAGATTTACAATTTCAGACATTGATCTTGTTCTCTTAAATACTTGAGATACAACTTCAGAATGTTTTAAAAACTCACGTGTGTTAGATATAGATTTTCTAAATTTTAATATAGCATCTGTTGCTTCTGTTAATGCATTACTGATTTCATTACTAGTAATTTCATGCACTACAGCAAAGTTGTGCATTAAGCGATTATCAGATACAGAATGTGGCTTATTGTAGTTTTCATAAAATCCTTCTAGTGTTTTCTTTTGTTCTTCATATACACGTATAAGAGCAGGATTCTTTTTCTTATCTCTTGCATCCTGCAGTCTAGTTTGTACATCACGTATCTGTGAGTCAAACATGTTTTTAATTGTTTGAATTACTCTTTCATCTTGTTCTACAGTAGGTAAGAAGTCAAGTATTTTTACATCTTTCTTTTCTTCTTCTTCTTGTATTTCTTGACCAGTAGGTATTTCAAACTCAACAGCATTTCTAAGCTTAGTAACCTTATTACGTAGTGTACCTAGTTTGTCATCATCCATAGAAAGAAAACCTGCTACATAACCATAGTAGTCTTCAGTATCAAACATATGTACAGCTCTTCCTAACATTTTTTTATTATCTTTATCCATCTGATAGAATAAAGCAATAATAGAAGAGTCTCCTCCTTTTTCTAATCCAGATTGTCTAAGTATGTTTTCATACAACATCAGCTGTAAAGACCATGTGTCATATACAGTTCTTTTATAATCACTAGCTTTTAGTATATTAATAGATGCTTTTTTGGCAACAATGTCTTCAGCTTTAGTAAGAGTAGGAAAGTTTTTATTTGTCATACTCATTAATACACGTGTTACATTATCTAATTCTAACACGCCATCAATAAGAGGATCTTTGTCACCTAAAAGATTGCTTACTTTTTTAGTTTTAAAGTCATACACTTTGAACTTACCATTTGTATCTATTGCAAGTAAGTCAATTCTACCTATGATAAAACTATCTTCAGATCTACCTTTACCAATTACAGTAAGCTCTGGTATAATAATATGTTCTGTACCTTTTAATGCAGCTATTTTTTCAACTACATCTCTTACCATATTAAACAATTCTTTATCAGATAAGTTTTCTAACTGAAAATAATTTTCTTTATAGAATGCAGCTAAGTCATCTTCAAACAATTTATAATCTCCAACTACATCTGTAATTCTTTTATTATCTTCATTAGCTATCTTGATCACTTTATCTGCAAAGTTATGTACAAATATTCCAAATCTTTTTGTTTTTTCAAATTGAGATGTATCACCAACAAAGTTAGAACCAATAAGATTTGTAACAGAGTTTTTATTTACTGCTACACCTTCTTTTATACTTTTATTTAAAGCTCTTTGAAAATCTTTATTAGACTCTATAAGTCCTTTAATTGCAGCTGTTTGCGCTTTTGTATTTACTCTAGATTTTAAAACTTCTAACATTATCTGCTCTTCTTGCATTTTTTTTAAAGTAAATGCATCATTAGATTTGCGAATTTTATCATCTTCATTTACTAAGAGTGTAGCATCTAAAAGAGATTGTGCTGTAGCAGTATCAGGTATAACATCGTTATTAAAGCAACAGCAGCTCTAGCAGCTGCAGTACT